CCGTTTTCTGTCCTCACATATGTCAGGATACCACTTCCCATGCGCCTTGTCAACTCCTGAATGGTAGGAGTAATGTCATTAGTAATAAGGCCGTCTTTACGTGGTCTTCCCCTATGTATTGAAGCAAGTATATCACGAATATTCTTGACCATTGATTCTGAGTAGTATGCGCGAACCCTCCATGCCCTCTCTCCGCCCTTCGTAGCACCTACAGGCGGAGGAATCATTCCTTGGTGCATCAATCTGTACAAATGTTTTTGATGCCTGCAGACAAGCTCTGCCGTCTCTTTAACGGTATACGCCTTTATTCTATTTTTTTTAAAATCACCAATTAAGCAACTTTCAATTTGATCTTTTGTTATGTTGAATACAGACATTATTCCGCTGGCTTTATTAAAATGATATTTACGTACAAGACAATCATTTAAAAACCAAACACTCTTACTACCAGTTATTACTGGTGCGCTATTATACGCCTCTCTATCCATAAATCCCTAAACGGGGATGCCAACAATTAAAAGATTAAGACCAACAGAGGCAACACCAATAGTACTAAACTTTACAATACCTTCTACCCTATTATTTGTAACTTTTGTCAATACAACAGAGATATCCTTACCAGACTCTGTTGCTGCTTCATCAATAAGTATTGGGGTCGCCGTTACAATTGGGGCATACGCGAAGTCGCTATAGTTATAGCTAAAGCTGCCTTCCCCGTCTGGGCTTGTGGTAGAGCTATTTGAAACGGTTACATATCCTCCAACAATTCTGGCGTCAGAAGTTCTTACGTTTTGAGTTTGAGCTGACGCTGTATCTATTGACGTATACCTTCCAGTGGTGGGGGAGAGATCCTCCGCCATAAGATTGATAACCTCGGCTAGCTGATATATGTAAGACAGGTCTAGTGGCTGTCCTCTGCTGGGTAATGGTATTCTTGACATTTTTCTCCTAGCTCAATTGTACCAGGTCTGTGTCTAAACTTTCAAATATTGTAAGAAAGTCTGCCTTCTCTTTGTTTATGCTTTCAATTTGAATTGCTACAGAAACAGTTTCAGCTTCGTAGTCTGCTAAAAAAGAGTAGTTGTGTGTTGGCGTTGTTCCATGATAAACGTATGGCCCTTCATCAAAACTAACAAAAACATCGTAGCTTGGCCTTTTCTCTTCGTCTCCCCAAACAGCCTGGACAATACTGCCATTTACGACTACGTCTCCACCAACAGGGACTGGATCTGGAATTGTTAGCTCTCTGATTGGAGCCCAAGCCGAAAATCTGTTCTGATCCTCTGAGATAATCCTATACCTAACGACATATCCATACTCTCCACTAGAAAGCTTACTCACCGCTGGCAAATCTGCTTTTGGCAAGATTGCTTTTTGCTGGCCCCTTGGCATTAGGCAACATCCATTCCGTACCTAAACTCAACAAGGTTTGAGGTGTTTGGCTCTTTAATAATTGGCTGACCAGTTTCTGTTCTTATTACAGAATATCCAGTTAGACCATAAAGTGGGTTTTGAGAAGTTATGTTTTCTAGCCGGAATCCGTCAAGGGCTGCATAAAATTTGCTAGATGGGGCTAAGGCGACGCCAGAGACAGCACCAGAAGAATCTGAAGAAACAAGGTCAAACGATATTGAATACTCTGCAAGATCTTTATCGTCTACAATGGCGGTTATCTTTTGTTCTCCATCATACGGTATTCCGACATCCGCAACCTCTACAATGTCTCCTACAGAGATTCCATGCGATTGGGAAATTGTTAGTGTTGCTACATTGCCAGAAACCTCTGCAAAAGAAACAACATTTCTTGCTATTACAGATAAGTAAATCTTTAAGCTGTTAACAATATCCCAAGTAAATGCAGTACTTTTTACAAGATCTCCCAATGAGTTCTTGGCTATGTAGTATCGGTTTGTGTTAAAGTTAACAGCAGATGCAACAACGTCATCCACTTGTCCAGGCGCAATCGCTGCCTGGAACCTTGCAAAGTTTTCGGGATCAAGGTTGTCACTAGAAGCAAACTCCATCATTATCCGTACTTCTTCAATAGATATTGTTTGATCAGCTGACTTGTCCATAATTGAAAAAGCAAGCAACAGCTGATCCTGTGGAGAGTTCTTGTTAAAGTTTGGACTGATTCCAGTAAGGTGAATGTGCGTCCCCCAGTACTCTCCAGCAGATGCTGCTTTTACAGAAAGAGTCGTTCCATCAGATTCTAGGTAAGACATGTTTCCAGAAACCAGCAGGGCTGTTTCTAAAAATCTTGGAAGCTCAAACTTAGAAGTTCTTGTATCACTGTTAAATGCTTGATTGTCTGAGTTTGTTCTAAAAACAGGTATAGGAGCTTCGTTAATGTCTAAAGGATTAATAATACTTTCTTCTATTGCACCATTTAGTGGTGCAACCTTTGTGTCAATGCCTACCGCCGCTAACGCGTTATGGTATTCCCAATTTTCAGACTCTGAAAATGTATATATCATTTTGCTATCCTGTGCTCCGGCTGCGGGGTTAGACTTTGCAGAAAATATTCCTACCTCGCTAAAAAGATATCTTTGATCGCCCGGCAGCTCTCCAGCAAAAACAATGTTTGCTGCGCCAGCCTCATCGTAAACATAGCCCCTTGAGGTAATTGGTATTCTTAATACTTCAAAGTCCAATTTCTGTTTTTCAGAGTAGTCTCCAAAAGCTGTTAGCTCGTCCAGAGGTACAGCTCCAACTCCTAAAGATATGTGAGATGCATATGCTGGCGCCTGACCAATAAGGTACTTAGCTAAAATTGTTCTTCCGGTATTAGTAATCAAGATTCCTCCCTATATATTGTATCACCAAGAACGGAACCACTTTTCAGTATTTCAATGTCAACTCTTTCGTTTGTTTCCATGTTAATTACGTCTACTACCAAATCTCCCATTTTGCCAGACCTGCTGTCTTGGAGCAAAACATAAACCCTTTGCTCCTCTGGACCAGTTCCAACTTCTGGCACGTGAGTAGAAAGCCTAATAGAAAAGTTTTTAAAATAGGTTTCAATAGTTTCTGGAATGCTAAAAATATTTTTTGAATTGTATCTTAGGTTAATGTTTTTTAAATTACTAATAAGGTTGTAGGAAACATCTTGACCATTTACTATATCATTTCTAGCTACACCAAGAATCTCTTGCCCCCCAATATTTTCAAAGAGAAGATTTGTCATTGCGTCTACAGGGATAGCACTTTCATCAAACTGAATAATATCTGGGGTGGCAATTTTTATGCCAGATCTAGCACTTGAACTTGTTGTGCTTTGAATATCTGGTATGTCTGGGGTAGCGCTTACGTCACCTGTCACTATAACACCTCACTTAGATATGTAGTCATTTTTGGTCCGTCCTGATCTCTAGAATACTCAATGTTGTAAACAACAAACCTGGAGTTTTTTTCCGCTATTTCATTAACACCATTTTCATTGGTGTAGTCAATCTGAACAATATCTCCAAGCTGAACCGTTGGCAAACCAAAGACCTCAACACCAACAGACTTCCTAGGTTTCATTATTTTTTGCGTAAGCCATCGCATCAGACTATTTGCAGAATCCTGACTTTGAATGTATGGAGCTTCTATGCTAAAGCTTGACTTTCCTTCTGTTATCCTACTTAGCTTTATGTCTCTATAGTCTTCTTTTGCTTTTTCTGGTGGAAGAATTAAAAGATTGCCCAAGAACTCTGGATTGGACAAGTCTCCCACTCTTTCAAAGTATTCGTCAACAGTTAGTTCGTTGTCTGATTGTTGGGTAAATGTTACTCCCTGAATTCTTAGATAGTTTCCACTAGTAGAGTCTAGGGTTAGTGCAGTGTCTGTAGAATTAAAAACCAAAAACTCCGCTCCGTATGCTCCTGCTCTAAATCCAGATACGGTGTATCCCTTTATTCTATTAAATGTTGGAGAAATCCTAGCAGAAAGTGCTGGGTAGGCCTTGTCGTACCTAACATTAAAGTATGCAGCCTCTCTCATAATAGTGCCAAACTCTTCAAAGTACATGTTGTATTTTGGTGGCTCTGAAGTAGAGATTCCAGAAAGGTATGTTGACTTAATTGCGCCACTCATTGCGTATTTCTGAAAGGCTTTATTTGCACTGATTTCTCCATCTCCAAAAGCTTCTTGTAGTGGTGTGCTTAGCTCTAGATTTGTATTTTGGCTGTAGTTTCCTGTAATTGCATAAAGATTTTCAAACATTGATTTAGTAGATCCTCTAGAAAATAACGCAACATTGTTATATATTGGAAGTGGGTCGGCGTCGTCTACAATAGAGACTATTACATTGTTTACATAAAGATAAAATCTTCTGATACCCCCAATATCTTGATACTCTACAGCAAGATCATAAACGGTTGGATTTTCTTCTGCGTTCATTCTACTTTGACCAACAAAGTTCCCAGAGTCTACAATAATGTTTCCAATTCCACTCCATAGCTTTACGGGAATTGCAGAAGCCGAATCGGATGTTTCCGAAGAATCTTTTTTAATTTTATAAAAAAACAAATTGTCAACATTTTGCTCTGAGTCATAGTCTGTAATGTTTGCGGCAGTCAGAGCGGCAATTTCAAAGTAATAGCCATTGTTTGTTTCTGAATTAAGCAAAACAGCAATACCAGCTGAGCCACCAGCTACAGTGACATCCTGGTCTGACCTTGTGCTGGTTGTTGTAAAATATGTCATGGCTCCGTCTGGAGACTGTCTACGAATATCGCTATTTTCAATCTTACCAACAATTCTTAGCCTAGTTCCAAAATGCTTGAACTTGTTGTCTAAGTGTTTTGGTATGTATGTCACAAAATTAATAGATGGGTTTTCAGAGTTAGAGAAGTTTCCGTTCATTATTAATGCTGATGCCTGTACCGTTGCCGGGTAGTCTTGAACTTGAGGTATCTCGCTAATGTACTGTGTAGCAAAAAAGTTTTTAATTAGGTCTGTTCTTATTGTTTCTTGAGCTCTTTCGTTGCTAACTCCTGCCGCTCCTATCGATGTTTCAACTTCATTTTCATATCCGCTAAAAAGATATTCAGACTTCATGGTTACACCACGAACGTTGGTATCTGACTGCCAGTAATCACTAAGTCCAGCATTATGATAAGCGATATCTGTTCCAAACTGCCCCCTACCATGCTTAGCAACTGGACCATTGGCCAGACGGCTCACTCCAGCATTTATTTCGTAGTTTGGTTCTGAGTAAATTCTAACAAGACCAGTTGGATAAATCTTTCCATTAAATGGAATTTTAGAAAAGTATCTCTGATACTCTTTTACGCTGCTAATCCAAACATTGTCTCCATCTGAATTACTAGCAGAAAGCTCTGCGGCACTAAGACCTGGTATGTTGTACTGTACCGCATCATACTTTAAAATCTCTCCATTAGCATAAAAGTATCCATTATACCTAGTAAGCCAATACACACCATCACCAAGGTCAAGCACATTATTTTGTATTTCATAATCTTCTACGAAAGGAACTTCCTCAGATAAATCTGAGTTGATTGGTGCGGCACCCAAAACATATGCAGACTGCTCACCAACCTCTTCATTTACTGATCGCACATTTTCAATTGCAGCCACTTCCCAAAGCAGTGCTGGTTTATATATCCAGGTCTTATCTCTATCTAAAAGACTAGCTTGCTGAATAGAAGAATAGGATCTTTGAACATACCTTGTTGCATACGTGATATTCCCATCATTAAACACTTCATTATCTTGAGAGGCAATACTCACAATGTTTGTTAGCTCTGGCCTTGTGGTTTCATTTTTATTTATTCCAGTATCAAAAAAATCCTTTGTTCCATATAGAACAATATCTATTTCACGCTCTTCCAGTGTCGGCATGATGTAGCCCTTACTCATAACAATAAAGTTATTGTACTCATCAAAAAACATTGCGGACTGAGTAGACCTAGCTAAATCGTTTAATATTTCGGCTACCGTTTTGTCCGGAGCTACATAAAAATATGGAATGACTTCTTCTGGCTCATTCTCGTTTCTTCTAAACACATAGTTTGAAAAACCCGTAGCATCTAGCAGCAAAGAAACGGCATAACTTAGTGAAGCGTTTTGAATAAGTATTTGTGGTGCTGTGTTAGATTCAAAATAAAGAAATAGATCCCTAAGTGAGAGGGAGACCGTCCTGTCGGTACTGCTAATGCTTGGAAAGCCCTCCGAGTACATTGTCTTAATGGGAACAAAAAAATCTAAGCCGTTTACCCCAACAACAATTTCATACATTTTTATTTGTATATTTTGTGAGGTGTAATCTTTTATAATACTGTTAGTGTTTTCTTTAAAAAATGCTTGATCAAAGTCAAACAGGGACAGGTCACCAGTTGAGGCTAGCAACTGTCCAACTGGCATTCCGCTCACTCCTAAGTCGGAGGCAGATTTTTTTACAGAAAATCCGGTAACCTTGTCTGAAAGATCTACCGCAAGTCTTGGAGACAATTCTATAAGGTCAAAAGTAGACATAAACTTGTTCATTGTTTTTACAACAATCCTTAAGCCTTTTATGTACTCAAACTCTCTGTATATTTTTTTAATATTGATAGCGTCTGTAAAAGAATTTGGAGAAGTAAGATCTGTAACAAAACCGATTGATCGAGTAACTTCATCAAGAACGTCCCACCCGTAAGAGGCATTAAATATTTTGTAGGCTCCATCAATAACAATATGTACAGAGCCACGATCATCTGCCCCCGATCTAACTAAAAAAGATGTTCCATCTGGAAGTCCGTCTATCGTTGGCAACAAAGATGAAGAAGACACTTCCTTTTCATAATTAAATATTTCGTAATACTCATCTGGGATCAATAGTCCGTAGTAAAGCTCTACGTAACCGTCTGGACCAACAATTGGATTTCCATTTCTTCGCGTAGACCCTGCGGTAAAGTTTGCTGCATCTATCCAGTTGTCTTCATAAAGGTACTGAATCTTCCACTCTGCAGGGGTAGTCTTGTTTCCATCTCCAAAAAATGGATCATCATAAGTTTCGCTTGAATTTGTAAATGGCCCCAGGTCAATGCTTCCAACATTGGTTTGCATCTTTACGACAATTCTGTTTGCCGGTATTTTTTTCTTATAAACAATGTATGGAGCTGCATCCTCAAGATAATGCTGTCCTTGGACGGTATTGTTTGCTATACCTCTTTCAGTGTTGTCGTCCTCTATTCTAAAAGAAGACCAATACTTAAAGTTATCCCTTTTGTCTGCCATATAGTATCTTGGTCTTTGTGACATGTTTATGGTGTCATGATGAGTATAACGATTCCCATCGTCAAAAAAAACAAGCTTGTTAATGCCAGACCTTGGACGAAATCTACCAAAACAATCCTCTAAAGAATAAAGCATTTTATTCTTTTTGTTTTGTGAAACAAAAGCTATTGGTGTTTCATCGTCCTCAAAACCTCCGTCAATAAGGATGTCTGAGTCTGTAGCTCCTGTATAAAACAAAGACTCTGTATCGTCATAGCTAAAGGATTCTGCAATTCTGTTGTATCTAGTATTTGTTATATCGTTTGGACGATACCTGTAGTTTCCTACCTGAGATATGTTTGTGGCCACATTCATATTCCATTCAGCAATTACCGCTGACTGAATCCTAAGAGTAGAAGATGTCTGAAGATGAGCGTTTAGTTCTTCGTTAACAAACATTATACCTCTTCTAAACTTAAGGAAATGTCCCAGAAATCGTGTGTTGACCTACCACGCTTAATTACGTCATACTGGAAGTCATCAAAGAACACTTCAATCACTTCATTATATTGACCTAGCTTATTGTACTGGTCTGTATCAAAGTTTGTCAACTTGTCG